CCGGAAATATCGAGAGAAAGAATGAGCAGACCTATTCCGATGACGGCTGCACCCAGGTGGCGACCATGACCGTGGGTGTGGCGGCCAAGGCAGATGCGATCGTACCAAATCCGGTCCAGTTAAGACCTTACCGTACCTTCCAGGAAGTGGAGCAGCCGGTCAGTCAGTTTGTATTCCGTATCGGAGACAGAGGGACACCGGAGTTTAAACTGGTGGAAGCAGAGGGCGGCATCTGGAAGACAGAAGCAGTAAGAAAGATCAAGGATTATCTGGAGTTAGTCCTGTCAGAACAGGATATGGCTCTTAGAAATCGTATCACTATCATCGGATAATCTATCGTATTTGGAAAAGCTTGTTTTACTACCTTAAAGGTCAGGATCATATGTCACGGTATTAAATGACCAGAGGTGTTGTACCTGAAGGGGCGGAGCATGAACCCAATTCTCTGACCGCCGCCCCTTTTAAAAGAAAGATGAGGATCGTTATGGGAAAGTCACAGCGGGAAAAAGGAAAACGCGGGGAACGGGAACTGGCCGGAAGGTTAAGGGACCACGGCTATGCCTGCCGCAGAGGGCAGCAGTTCTGCGGTGCCAGCGGTGATGCGGATGTGACCGGTCTCCCAGGCATCCATATAGAATGTAAGAGAGTGGAACGGTTAAACCTCCAGGAAGCCATGGAACAGTCCAAAAGGGACTCCAGGACCGGAGAGATGCCGTGTGTGTTCCACCGCAGGGACCGGTCTGAATGGCTGGTCACCATGAGATTAGAAGACTGGATCCAGCTCTTCAAAGAGTGGGAGGCTGGACAGCAGATAACGGAAGGGAAGGGACATGCCAAGACAGCAGAAGCCAGGTCTTAGTTACTTTCCTCTTGATGTCGATTTTTTCACGGATAATAAGATCCGGATCCTGCGCGCCAGGTTTGGCAATAACGGGATCGCGGTATATATCTATTTACTCTGCGAGATCTACAAAAAAGGCTACTACATGGAATGGAACGATGATTTTAAGTTCATCCTGGCAGCAGACCTGAATCTCACAGATGGGTTCATAGAGCAGGTGCTGACATTCTTGCTTGAACGGTCACTACTGGACAGCACACTTTTCAAGTCGGACACTATCCTCACCTCACCCGGAATACAGAGACGGTATCAGCTGGCGGTCAAGGAACGCGCCAAAAAGACACCGGTGGTAATAAAGGGTTTCTGGCTTTTGGAAGCGGATGAAACGGAACCCTTTATTAAAGTGAACCCTTCTTTTCATTCTTCCCGGAAAAATGAGGATAATTCCCGGAAGAATAACGATACTTCCCGGAAAAATGACATAAAGAAAAGTAAAGAAAAGAAAAGTAAAGAAAAAGAAATAAAAGTAAATAAAGAGAGTGGCGTTGCAGCAGGAGCAGCAACCCTGTTTTCACCGGATTCTTTTGAGATGCTCTGTGTCAATACCCTGATCCATTCCTGTCTGGAAGGATTCCCGGGAGCCAGGGTTCCGGCAACCGACGAAGAAAGGTCCCAGTGGTGTGTCCACATTGAACGGATGCTCCGCATTGACCATCGGACAGAGGAGCAGATCCGCACCGCATTGGAGTATGCGGTCACAAACCAGTTCTGGAAGGCGAATATCCGGAGTACCAAGAAATTCCGGGAAAAGTTTGAAACTCTTTACATGCAGTCGCAGTCAGGAAAGACAGCGGCAAGGGCAACCGATGATAAGGCAGAACGGCTCAGGAGGTGGGCAGAGAATGGATAAGAGGGAATTCGCAGCACTGGCAGCTGCCATGGAAGAGTATTATGGCAGGAACCAGATAACAAAGAGTGCGGCATCCATGGATATCTGGTATGAACTGATCGGGGATATCCCCTATGGGCAGTGCAAGAACGCAGTAAGGCAGCTGATGGCTACAAATAATTTCTTCCCTTCCGCAGCTGAGATCCGTAAGCTTTGTACACAGACAGGGGATCCGGAAGCACCAAGCATAGATGATGCCTGGGGAATGGTCCTGAAGGCAGTAAGGGCTTATGGGTACATGCAGGAAGCAGAAGCCCTGGAAAGCCTGCCGGAACCGTGCAGGAGCGTGGTGAAGAACATTGGCTGGCAGAACATCTGCAGGAGCGAGAACATCATGGCGGAACGTGCATTCTTCCGTGATTCCTATGGTCCTAAGCTCCAGGAGATGAAGCGTGTAGGAATGCTTCCGCCAGGGATCCGGCAGGAAAACAGACAGAGATTAGATGACCAGATCAGAATGGCAGCAGGAAGGCTGCAGTTAGGCGGCGGTACAGATGGAGAAGATGGAAGAAATGCAGGCGGCGGAACTGGCAAGGCATAGAGTTGACCAGGGAGCCGGCGGGTATTATGCAAAGATCATGGACAAGGACCAGATCATAGCCAGGAGAGCCTATATGAGGAGCATCTTACGTGTGAGCTTCTTCTGGTGCACGATGAGCAACGCACAGCTGGACAACATGAGGCTGTGCAAGGCAGGAGATGACTTTATCGTGGAAGATACCGATAACAGGGAGTTTATCCTGCGGATCGACCGCAAATAAAGGGGGAAAGGAAAATGGAAGAGAATACAACAGTTCTGGAAACTCCGGAAGTGATAAAACATACAGGCGCGGAGTGGTACCGGGATGTATCCCTGGAAGATGCAGAGGTATTTATCCGGTCCAACCTGCAGTCAGCCGTACGCAGCGTGATCGCAACGGGATTTTACCTGAAGCATATTAGGGACAATGAACTGTATCTGGAAGCAGGATATAAGAACGTCAATGAGTATGCCATGGACAGGTTTGGTCTCAGTGCCTCTGCCACATCCAGGTACATCACTAGGAACACAAGGTTTTCCAGGGGCGGGAACAGTCCGCTCATAGATGATAGGTTTAAGGACTTCAGTAAGAGCCAGCTGCAGGAGATGCTTGGCATGAGTGACGAGCAGCTGGAGCAGGTCACACCGGATATGACCGTCCGGGAGATCCGGAGCATGGCAAGACCAAAGGAAGTCCCTTACATAGAGATACCAGGGCAGACGGAACTAAAAGATATCCCTGGGGTTATGCCGGAAGAGAGGGCGGAAAGCTTTGAAGCATCAACGGCGGAGCTGTTTGATGTGGAAGAGGATGAAAATATGGTCCAGCCGGTGTCAGGTAAGCCTATTAGCCAGGAAATACCGGTTGCAGAGCTGATGGAAGAGGAAAATGCGGAGATTGCGACGTCGCAACTGCTTCTGGAAGAGACTGCTGCCAATGAGCAGCGGAATGAACCTATAGATGTTGCCGAAAAGCAGCAAATGGGCCATTGCTTACACCGCCCAGAATATGAGTGCTCTTTACCGGAAGAATACATGCACCGGTCTGGAAGTGGAACAGACTGTGCCCATGAGTGCTGCTGGAAGTGCGTCAAACATGGGGAATGCAAGCTTGAATGCAACAGTTCGGCTGATCGTCCTGAAACAGAGGAAGAGATTGCGACGTCGCAAACGGATACTGAAGCTTCCGAAAATGAAATGAAAGAACGTACAGACATGGAAATCCTGAGAGAACTGCTGGAGAGAAAGAAGCAGCTTCTTAGCAAATGTCTGGGAACTCCCGGCATTGATAAGTCAGATGAGCATATCAGAATGCAAAAGCTGGAAGTAGGCGCTTTGACTTCTATGCTGTGTGAGCTGGAAGATTTGGAAGAGAAAAAGGATAGACCGAAGCAGCTAGAGCTTCCACAGCTCAAGAACAATGACCAGAGAGCAGCTTTTATTGATGCGTATGAGACCTGGACACTCTGGATCGATAACCAGGAGACCGGTGAGCGGTATTACCGGTATGATCTGCCAGATGGAACAAGCTTTGTTATCAAGACATATCACTCCATGCTCTATGACTGGAAAGCTGATGTTGCCATGAGTTACAAGGAAGGGTATGGAGCAAATGAAGAGTATCTTCTGGAGCCTGGAAAGTTTTTCAGAGACTGTCGGGCGAACAGGAGCATGCTGGTCGAGAAGTTGAAAGAGATACAGAAAACTACAGTAAAAGAAAATGGAGGAGCAAAATGAAGATTAGATTATCAACCCAGGGTATGTCCCTGAATATAGAGGTACCGGAAGACAAGGCAATGGCTGTATATCGTGGACTGGCAGAAAAACTGCTTATACATGCGTGTG